GTCAAGTTCTTCGTTTGAAACTTTTAACGATACCTCATTGTCACCAAACTTGTACGGGACCTCCTTGATTGTTTTGGCGTAAGATTGTACTTCGCCAATTGCCAAGGATTGTCTTTCCGCATAGGTTTTTTCCGCCTGGCTTTTTAATTCTTTTGCAAATGTATATGGATTTTTAACATTTTCAACTTCTTTCTTAAAATTTTGTATTGACTCAATTGCGTCAATAGCGTCTGACTTCATCAGCGCGGTGGCGTAGTAGTCACCCGCTCCGATGTTGTACTTCTCACGCAACGCTTCCTCAATCGTGTCCTTACCAAGTTGCTTGAACTTAGAAGGGTTCTTGATTGCCTCGTGAATGACAAGCGCCTGGAGTGGATCTTCCATCACCTTCTCTGCGTCAATAGACATAAGGTCCTTGGCAATAGATGGCGTCAAACCCTTCTTGCCAAATGCAACCATTGTCTTGGCCTCGTCGATTCCCGCGTAGGGATCCTCTGCGTCTTGAAGCAAAGACAAACCCTCTTGGATTTCCTTTTCTTTAACTTCAATCTCAGATAAGCGTGACTTGTAGCTTAATAGTTCCTCAACTCCGGACTTTAACGAATCTTCATTCTCAAATCCATACGTTGCATACCAAGGTTGGTCCTGTACGGACTCTTGGTTTTCTACTTGATTTTCTACTTGGTTTTCTGCCTGATCGTTTTGTGGCTCCAAGTTTTCGTTTGTTTCTGTACTCATATTCTACCTGTTATTTCGTTTCCTAGTTCTGACTCAAGCTTTGCCTCAAGTTCAATCGCATCAAGTTCTTGCTTGGCCTTGATTAACTGAATTTGGTAAGCTCCATCGTTCTTCATTTTCTGAATCTGCATCTGCTTCATCAACTCAACATTTGCCTTCTCGCGCTCCAAGTTAATGGCCATCTGAGCCTCCATCATGATGGTCTCTCTTCTAGCCTGCTCTGCTGCCATTGCTGATTGCTGTTGTAGCTGAGCGTTCTGAATCATTGACTGCTGTGCGTACTGCTCTTCGCGTTGACGCGCCTCATTCTCTTCAACCGCCATAAACCAGACAGCCTCATCCACATCATCGTTCTTTAACAACTGAGCAATGCGCTCGATGCTAGAAGGGCGGAGCATAACTGATCCATCCTTTGTTGGGATCTGAGACATTTGGATTGCGCGTTGAAGGATCATTCCCTTCTCCTTCTCATTTGGAAGTGCGCGGGTGGTGATGGCAAGTTGGTCAAGAGAGAGTCCCTTAACCTCGTCTAATGAATCAATCATGTACTCACCTATCATGCTGCTGTAAAACTCTCTGATCTTCTCGTCAAACTCAATATCAATACGAGCCTGGTGAATTATTTTTTCAGCAACCTTCTGCTTGAATATTCTCTCAGATTCGCGGAGTGGCCAGTTTGCATGGTTACCCGCAATGTAGTCCTGTTCTACAACACCAACCAAACGCTCTGCGCTTTGGTCTGGACTTGCGGCCATCGCGTCTGGAATACCCATCAGATCCTTGACCATCATTTGGATGTTCGCGATCTGCTGAATCCATTCCGCGCCTTGTGGGCCTAAACCGTTATCCATCTCAGTCACTGGCTGAGAAACGTACTTACCGGATGCTGCGTTGAACTTTGTTGCAACGACCTGAATACCATTCTGACGGTGTACGTGAATCAAATCAAACAGATCATATTCAACTCCACCAATCTTAATGTTGGCAGATTCGCTAACGTCAATTCGGTATCCCTTTGGTGCTGCTGCCCATACGGCTGCGCGTAACTTCAGGATGGCAAACATCAAGTCATCAAGGAGACCCTTAACGCTACGGGTCGGTGACTGACCTCCAATTCTATGAACGACATAAGAACTCAAAGGTGTGAGTCCCTTCTGCATTTGATTTGGCTTCTTGCGCCACTCATAGATCATGTCCTGACCAGTTCCCGAAATGATGTACGAACCCTCGTACCAATAGTTACATTGGAACTCGTCGTAGGTTTCATTTGGGTTCTTTTTCTTTTCCTCGACAGGCTTATTGTTTCTGAGATAGGTAACGTAACCGTGCTTGTTTTCGCGTTCTACAAATTGTTTGTAGTCGGTTGAAAGGTACTCAAACTTAAGTACATACACCTTGAAGTCCATCCAAACCCATCTGTTGGTTGTTGGGTCCTTCTTCTCAAATGCCCACTGTGGAAGACTTGTTACGTCGGTCTGATATGGGACGTATGACTTAGCCATTGCTTGAATCTTCTCATCTGAGAATCCAGCCTCCTTGAGTTTAGGATACATGGACTGAATGGTCTCTACCGCGATATGTCCAATAGCAACTGGATCATCTTGGTTGTCCTCGTTCCAAAGCATAACAAGACGGGCAGGGTCAATGTACTGAACCTTTACCTGTCCGGTCAACTCATCGTTGTAAATCTTTGCTGCGCGGAAGTGGAAGTCAATTGCGTCTCTGTTTAAATCTCGGCGCATATTCGCCCAGTCTGATGAACGGAATCCAGCCTCTGCTATCTTCTCAAACGCCACCTCGTATTTCGTCTTAAAGAAACCCAATCGGTCCGCCATCTCAATCATCATGTCATCCTTTGGGACAAATGGCAACTGAAACTTTGGAAGGTTTAGGCTCTCTAATAGCGGGTTTGTGTATTTTGATTTAACCTGAATGTCAAGTTTTTTATCTCTCTTTTTGTTTACTATGTTCTTGTCAAGAGACACGCACTTTACCTTGTAGTCGTTATCTGAAAGGACGGACAACAATACGTTTGACAACTTACGCATTGGCGAGAAGATGTCATAACTGATGTTAACAAGTGCCTTACGTTGTGCTCTCGACATCCCGCGTGTGCTTGAAAAAGCCTCGTTCTGACTTATGCTCTTCGCTCCGATTGGAGATCCGTTTGTGAACCAGTTCTTGTACTTTTCCGGCGACTGCATACCCGCACCATAGTTGCGAGTCTCTTGCATTTCGGGGAGTTGGTTAAATGAGAAGTATGTACCACCTGCTGAATAGCGAGACCACAAGGCACGTCCACAGCGCAATCCAAAATCGGGCTTTAGTTTTTCGCTTTCTGGAAGATTGTCATCAGGAAACATGACACCTCCAGCCAGTTGAGGCAACATCATAGCATACAAATTTAGTAATTCAAAGCCAAAAGTACAAAATATTTATTAAAATAGCGATTTATACGTCAAAAGATGAAAACCCACCACTTATGTCAATTGGCTGATAAACTTCCTTGTAGATATCAGGCATACGGCTCTTGATGGCTCTCATGCACCATCCAGTTGCTGCACACAAGTCATGGTTCGTCAAATCGTCAATCCCCCTCATCTGACTCCACTCCTCAATGATCTGCCATATCTTAACGTACTTCACGTTGTTGTTGAAGTAGGTCATGATATCTCCAGCCATCTCGTTCTTCTCCGATTCACCGGACCAAACACCAGGGCGTGTGTCCTGCTTACCATCGGTTCCAACGTCCTTGAGGAGGTATCCGTCAAACCCCTTCTCCCTAAAGTATTCCACGAGCGCCTCACCATCAGGCCATTCGGGGTAAACATACGCGCCTAGGAATATCGCAGCCTTCAGCCACTCCTCGTGGTACTCTGACTTATCCTCGGTCTTCCTGTTGTAGATCATTACCCAGTCATTGCTCACCCACTCACTTCTTGGCTTGGTGTCTGGATCTGCCTGGCTGTCCCTCTTGTAGAACACAGCGGCTGCCGCGTTGGACTTCTTCTTTCCTACGGTGTTTCGCTTGTGGAACTTTACCGGGTCACAGCAGAGGAAGAACCTATTCATAACCGATGGATCGGGCGCGTATATTGGACCCTTCTCAATCGGTGGAATGTATCCCTCTTCGGGTGTCACAATCGTTCTTCTGTTCCTTGCCTCAAGTGGTGGAAGGTACGACATTGTCCAGCTTCCCTTCGGATCATTCTCAACATACACGTCCCCTCCGAACTTGTCACCCATCCACTTCAAGTTTATGTTTGTGGTAATTGGCGTCTTTGAGAACTTGAGTTCGGATATCCGATCCCTCATCTTCTCAATTGGCATACCCATATCCTTGGGAATCACAGCAAACGCTTGCTTCCAGGACATCGGGAAGTTCTGCTGAAGTTTAATCAGCTTCTCCCATTGACGCTTTCTCTCGAAATAGTCGGCCTGGTTTAGAAGATAACTCTTTGCACCCTTAGTGATTAGTTTCCCTTCGTTGGACATGACGGGTTCCTTCGGATCGTCAATCACGCTTGATCCATACTCGTCGATGTATCCCTCAACGGCATAGTAACCAGGAAGGAAGAAGTTAATCAGTCCAGATGGCGTGGTTCCGTTCTCGTTCCTATCGGAGAAGTGAGAGTCGTTTGCAATGTCAAAGAACTGAGCACCACCACCCGTGTCCATGTCACCAACAGTGGATGGCATGATACAAAATCCTCTGATGTTCTCGCCTCGCTCAATCGCGGGCTTCATGGTATTGTACCACCACGTCGGAATGTTTTGGTCTGCCGCCTTGGAGTCCGTCTTCTTTGCAGGCTCGTCCCTATAAACGAACGCAATCTCAGCCTCACCATCTGCCGCCTTTTCCGTGGATGGGAGCGGAGTGATAAAGCATTCCATCTGTTCGGGGATAATTCCCGCACGAGCTGCCGCTGCAACAGAACCCTCGTATTGGAACCTCAGTCCCTCCTTCGCCTCAATCCTACCCCTGTAGTGTGGACGGAAGAAGAATGGCAACTTGCTGACGGGAGTTTGAATCTGCTTGATGAAGATCTTGTTCACCGCCTGATCCTCGTTCATCGCTTGGATGATGAATGTTTGGTCTGGCATATTCAGCGTGCCCCACGTACAAAAACAACAAGCAATCGCTGTCTTTGCGATACGTCTTCCAGACACGAAGTTAATCCCGTGAACGGTTCGTTTTCCCTTGTCAACGGTCACGTTTAGGTTTGGCTGAACGTAGTACTCAACGCCAAGTTCCTTCATGTCCTCCACAATAACCTTCACATCTTGGTTGGAGTACTTTGTCTTCACAACACCATCCTCGCGGTAAATAATCTTGTGCTTGTAGAACGCATCCTGTGTGCTGTACGCGTACATGAATAGGTGGAACATTGACCTTTGGTAATCCCTATAGTCGGGCCTGTTGTTGTTCTTACCAAAGTTCTTTACCGTCCAAAAGTTCAAGAAGAAATAGTTTGCTCCGTTTAGGTATGTTGGCTTCCCTTTAATGAAACACCAATAACCTACGTAACGTCTTTTGATCTGGAGTTTTATCCATTCAATCTCGTTCTTGTAGTACTTCTGATTGTTTTCTATCTCCTCGTAAATGTCCTCAAGTCTTACGTCGGAGATCTCCTTGTACTTTGACTTGTTTGTCGCGTTCTTCTTGTTGAACACAACCTCGTATATCAACCTAATCTTTTCGGGAACTTCTTGGTGCGTGAACTTCTGATCAACAGGATTTAATCCATGCCCATCGACGTATGTTAGTGCCTCCTCCCTTGTTACCTCCCTTCCAAGATGCTTTGAGTACCACTGCTCAAGACGCGGGAGTGGTATTCGGATCGTGTCCAAATCATCGTCTCCATCATGGAATACAACCTCCTTGTCTTCTTCTAGGTACTCGT